TGTCCATGGCCTTTCGACGAGCGGGCATCTCGGCTACACCGGTCGAAGGCAACGACATCAAGCGGGCCAAGACGGTGGCCAACTTCATGCGCTGGATGGTCCAGACCCAGATCCCCGAGGTCTCACGCGAGGTCAAGCTGCTGGCCAACTTCATCCAAGAACAGGGTATCGGGGCCATGGGTACGTTCTGGGAAGAGACTCAGGAGAAGATCCTTACCACCGTCACACTGGAGCAGCTTCAGGCCCAGTCCCCCGAGGCCGACCTGACCACCGCCCTGTACTCTACCGAGGGAGAGGACCAGCTGGTCGAGATCTTCGTAGGGCTGTACGAGTGCTCTCGCGCCAAGGCCAAGAAGATGTTGGCCGAGCTGCGCAAGTCGCAGACCACCACCGTCCCCACCCTCGGACGCAAGAAGTCCCGGCCAGTGCTGCGGGCATTCAACCTCAATCAGAACCTGTTCATCCCTGCCGAGTCCACCGACCCGGAGAACTGCTCGGCCATGTTCAGGGTGGAGTATTACACCGCTGAACAGCTGCGGGGGTTTGTCAACACGTCCAACTGGGACGAGGCATGGGTCGAGGCCGCTATCACCACCTGCCGTGGTCAGCTAATCACCAACACCCAGAACGAATACAACCAGCCGATGGGTCGCTCGTTCACCTTTCAGAGCAATCAGTTTACCAATCTCATCGGGGTGGTGTTTGCCTATCAACGGCTGTCCGATGAAGACGGCAATGCTGGCATTTACCTGACCATCTTCAACCCCAAGATGGGTCCCGATGGGAGCCATGAGGGCTACGCCAAGACAGGGTTGCTGGGCTACGCCCACGGCCAATACCCCTTCACCATCTTCCGTCGGGAACACCTGTCTCGCAAGCTGCATGACTCCCGGGGTATCCCAGAACCGGGCAAACCGTTGCAGCAGCAGATCAAGGTCCACAAGGATTCGCTGATCGACAACGCCAGCATGCAGATCATGCCTCCCTTGATGTACCCTCAAGGGCGTCCACCTCTGCGGTGGGGTGCAGGGGCACGCATCGCCGAGCGTCGGCCCGGGGAGTATCACTTTGGCACCACCCCATCCTACTCACCTAGCACCGAGGCCAGTTACAAGGAGCTGAAGTCCGACTTCAACGGGTACTTGGGCTTTGCCACCAGTTCAAGCGATCCGACCTACACCCCCCTGATTACGCAGGACGAGGCCGACGAGTTCCTCATCGGATGGAACAAGGTCTACCTCCAATGCTGGCAGCTCTTTAAGCAGTTCGGCAAAGAGGAGACCTACTACCGGGTGGTGGGCCTCAAGCAAGTAGACCCCGTGGAGTTCCGCAAGGGCGAGGAGGACGAGCAGTTCGACTTCGTGCTGCGGTTCTCAGTCGACAGCATGAGCCCCGATCAGACCTTCGCTAAGCTGGAGCAGATCGCCAAGATCGTAGCCACGGGGGATCGTGAGGGCATGGTCAACTACTCTGAATGGCTGCAAGTTATGGTCAACGCCATCGACCCGACCATCGCGGAGATGATCTTGGACCCCAAAGAGGTGGGCCAACAACGGGCATCAGGCGACATGCAGGAGATGCTGACCAAGGTGTACTCGGGCATCGACCAAGACTTGGCCCCCGGCACCCCACCCGATCTGGCTCTGTCAGTCATCCAGAACTACATCCAAGGAGATCCGACGGTTCAGGCCAAGATGCAGAACCCTCAAGATCCATTCGGCAAGCGCATCGAGAAGCTGATGAAGCAGGCGGAATTTCAAAAAGTTCAACAGAACAACGCCAAGATAGGGCGTATGGGGGCCGCCTAACATGCTTATGCAAGACTCGGTCAAGGCGCAGAAGCGATTGCAGAACGCCCTCCTCGGGTTGGCCAAGGATACCCGCTTCACCGAGTTCATGGCAGAGATCCGGTCCATGCGTGAGGCTGCGGTGTCCAACCTTTGCAATGGCAATGTGATCGTCAATGAGCGAGCCACACTGGCCTGCATCGGAGAGATCGCCAGCTACGAATCAATCCTATCCCTGTATCAGGAAGCATTGAATCGTGCAGCTGAAGAAGCGGCTTTGTAATTTTGTTGTTGACCTGAAACCTGTTTTAGAACTTGGCTGTGGTTCTTGGCACTCCAGCCATGCGTCAGGATGTTAGATAACGTCTCTTGTTTACGGAAAAAACATGTCGTCAGAAAATACTCCAGCTTCTTCACCAGCTCCAACAGGTGATGCGCCAAAGTCAGGGTCGGAAAATATCTCTACGGGTGCAGCAGCGATGATGATGTTGGCCTCGGCCAGCAAGCCATCAACGCCACAGCCAGCCCGCAAAGCTTCGGAAGATACTTCCACTAACCCGTCAGAAACTCCGACAGCGAGGGCCGAGCAGGCTCCCGAATTAACAGCCACCACAGAAGAGACTCCAGCACCCGAGACGACTGAGGCTGCATCCGAGACTCCCAAAGCGGAGGCCGATCCCGTTCATTCTCAGACCCATTCGTTCACTCCCGAACAACAGGAGATATTCAACCGACGACTGCGCAAGGAATTGGCCAAGACCGCTGCGATCCAATCGCAGATGGAAGAGACCAAAGCCAAGCTCAGTGAGATGGAGGCCAAGCTCAACAGCCAACAGGCTGCGCCACCACCCCCACCACCACCAGTCGCAGCGAACGTACCTCTCTCAGGATTCAATGACCTAGCCTCACTGGCGGACTTAAAGAAAACTGCGAAAGATGCCCTTCGCTATGTGGAAGAAGTTCTGGAAGACCCAGCACGGTGGAATACAAGCACCGTGGTCGATCCAGTAACCGGAGATGAGCGCGATGTGACCTACCACAATATAGGAGATGTCTCATATACCAAGGCAGATCTCATCAGTCAACGACGCCAAGCCCGGGCAACTTTGGAGGATCACATCCCCAAGAGAGAGCAATTCATTGCCACCCGAGTGGAGTCGACCAGACAAGCGCACATTCAGTTCCCTTTCCTAGCGGACCCAAGCTCTCCTGAATACAAGGTAGCCGAAGCAGCCCGGAAAAACCCCGCACTGGCGTCGATCATGTCGATGCCTCAAGCGGAGTACATTCTCGGGGTACAGATCCGAGGTCTCCGCGCATTGGCGGAGGACGCAGCGGCTGCGGCAGCTAAGACCAAGCCAAAAGCACCGGCCAGCAAACCGGCCAGCGATCAGGTGGTGGTATCTTCTGGTTCGGCCTCAGCAATTCGGCAACCAGCAACCAACGGGGAGCGTGGAAAACTTGCCGCAGAGATGGCGAAAATGGGCTCTAAGGGTGGGATCAATTCGGTAGACGCGCAAAGCCTCCTTTTACGACACGAACAACTCAGAAAATCCCGATAAAACATCATGGCTCTAGCAACATCATACAACGTCTCCGGAGATCGCGAAGCTCTCACGAACTTCCTCACCATCCTCGAACCCGAGGATTGCCCAAAGACGTCTTCGTTCGCGAAGACGACCAAAGTCACCAACACCTTCCAAACGTGGCAGGCCGATACCCTCGCTAATGTTGATTTCGCCGGTGTCTTGGAAGGCCAAGACGTCAATGCGTTCAACAACGAGGCCGCCAACCGCGCTCGGTTCGGCAACTACATCCAGAAATTCTGGCGTCCTTGGATGGTCTCGGACCTCCAAGAAGCCTCCGATCCAGCAGGCACGGACGGTGAAGTTGCGAACTCCAAGGTCAAGGCCATGCGCGAGCTGAAACGCTCCATCGAAGCCGCCATCGGTTCCGACAACGACATGCAGGCCGACACCGGCCTCCTGCCCTACAAGACCCGTGGCCTCGGCAAGTGGATTCAAGCTACGGCCCAGACCACGAACCCAGTCCCCACGGCGTTCCTTACCCCCTCGGGTAACATCGACACCACGGCGACGGCATCCCTTACTGAGGCTACGTTCAACGGCGTGTTCCGTTCGATCTTCACCCAAAACGGTGGACGTCGGGCCTACTCGTTGTTTGCTGGTCCTAACCTGATGACTGCCATTAACACGTTCCAACGTGTTGAAGGTGCGCAGGGCACGACCAAGACCTATCAGGTCACGCAAGATGCCTCCAGCAATCAGATCGACCTCGATGTCTCGGTCTACAAAGGCTCGTTCCACACGGTGACGATTATTCCTGACATGTTCAACGGCCTGTTGGATGGCTCGGCGGTTACGACCACGACCAATCAGCAGATGGCCCGTGG